GTGCCCAGATGATAAAGTGTCAGAAAACAATAAATAAGCATATTAACCAGGATTAATGATTTATGGCGTATACCCTAAACAAAACAAATGGCGATCTGCTTACTGTTCTAGCAGATGGAACCACTGACACTTCAACTACTAATCTGACATTGGTGGGCAAGAACGCCACCAGTTATGGCGAAGCCATTAACGAGAACTTCATTAAAATAATGGAGAGTTTCAGCAGCAGCACGGCTCCCAGCGTACCATTGCAAGGACAATTGTGGTGGGACAGTACAAACAAACAATTGGCTGTATATCAGGGAACAGCTTGGAAGGTATTTTCACATGCCGTTCCCAGCGCAACAGCCCCGTCAGCGGCACCCACAGCTGGTGATTTATGGTGGGATACTATAAACGGCCAATTGCGTGGGTACACTGGCAGTGCATGGACATTAGTTGGACCACAGACTCCCATTGGTGCAGCTACTACTGATTTCCAAGGAAATGCAGCAACTGATACATCGTCAGCATCACACACGGTGGGCAACGTAATTGTCAACAACAAATTGGCTGCAATTTTCAGTACAGATGCCACAGTATTTACTCCAGCATTTACATATCCCAGCAGTGGTATTACCAAAGTCAATCCTGGCCTGAACTTCACCAGCACGGCTGAACCCACTGCAATTTCCACACCAAATATGACAGTTGGTGTCAGCTCAGGCAACGTGCAAATTACCGCACTGACAACAAACTACGGATTCAATGTAACAGCCAATGTGGGTGGAACTCCTCGCAGCGTACTGTACGTATCTGGCGCCACGGGTGACGTGACATTCAATGGAAATGTCAACTTCCCAACAGCTAATCCTGTGACTATATCCAATGTTTCCAGCAACATTAGCCCCACAGCCAATGGTACTCAAAATTTAGGTAGCACTACTTCGTATTGGAATCAATTGTATGTTCGTAATGTCAATGCATTGGGCAATATCACCGTCGGTGGAACAGCAACAGTAACTGGTGCAACCACTTTGAGCAGCACACTGGCAGTAACTGGTGCAGCAACATTGAGCAGCACACTGGCAGTAACTGGTGCAGCAACATTGAGCAGCACACTGGCAGTGACTGGTGCAGCTACATTAAGCAGTACACTGGCAGTGACTGGTGCAGCAACTCTGGGAAATATTGTAACAACAAGTGGTCTTTTTTGGGCCAATGGGGTCAACTATACGTCCACCATACTAGCTACCTCCTTTATCGGTATCGCCAGTAACATCACTCCATCAGCCAATCTGACATTTAATTTGGGCAGTCCCACTGCATATTGGAATAATATATATGGTACGGCCATACAAGCGCAATATGCTGACTTGGCTGAAAGATTTGAGGCAGATGGGGAGTACAGTCCAGGAACAGTAGTTGAATTGGGCGGATCTGCCGAAATTACTGCTGCTGTAGAAGAATTAAGTGAGAAGGTGTTCGGAGTCATAAGTACTAGAGCAGCTTATTTAATGAACTCCGGTGCTGGTAACAACCAAACACATCCCCCAATTGCAGTACAAGGTCGAGTACCAGTTAAAGTAACTGGTCAAATCCGCAAAGGTGACCGTCTGGTCAGTGCTGGTAATGGTATTGCTCGTGCAGGTTCACGTAGCGAAATCACCACATGGAACGTCATTGGTCGAGCATTGGAAGATAAATTAGACGACGGCGTCGGAGAAATCGAAGCCGTGGTCAAACTAAATTCGTAAAGGATACACAGTAAATGTCATACTCACAAGGCGGAATTATCGATGCCGCAGACTACAACACATTTGTAGGCACTAGTCCCAGCAGTACAACCAACCGAATTAATACAGTTTGGTCAGTGGGAAGTGGATCAGCTGGATACGGACAGACTGCTGTCAGTCAAGTGTCTGCTGCTGGAATAGTAACAGCCACTCAATGGGCATCACTTATCAACACATTGAACAGCATATTGACTCACCAAGCGGGATCCGGATCAGGCATTAGTGCCACCGTTGCTGGCAACAAAATCAACCATTTAAGCTCTCTTTCAACAAGCATTACCACTGGTTATACCAACCGTTTGAATTTTGCCAGTAACTCGGCTGTAGTTGCCGGAACTAACCAGACTACTGCCTGGACCACCACTTCAACAGCAGCTACGTTGGCCAGAAGTTTTGGCATACGTGCTGCATTTGCCAGTGCTGATCAAGCTCGTTACTTTTTTAATTCCGGTGGAAGATTAAAGTTAAATGTTTCTGGCACCCAAAACGCTAGTGCCTCAGCCCGAACCAATGCTGCTATTGCATTGTGTACTAATTTGGGTGGTATTGCTTTATTTGCAGCCAACACAAATGGTGGTAGAACAGGTTCTGGTGGTACATTGGGTACCAACGATACCACTAAGGGATATCATACCACCACATACAACAGTAACGTAACCATCGTCAGCGTTACTAGTACTACTGCCAGCTATACAACAGATACAGCAACTATAACAGTAAACTGTAATGGTACACAAGGTAGCAATAATGATAAAGGTCTTCAAGTAGATTTCTGGATTAACCTAAGCTCAACATCCGGCGCCAACGCTGGTGGTTTGAGTGTTAATGATGAATTCGGCATCAACGTTATCAGATCAATTGATCTATCATTCCCAGAATTAACTAACCTAAGCAACACCTGGGGTGCAGTCACCATATCATCACTATAATCCAATATAGTTGACAGCTCGGGCATAGTAGTGTAAAATCTACTATGCCTTTTTTTATACGAGAATACTATGAGCGACATACCAGAAATTGTTGAGCAATTAAAGCAAGCCACCAACTATGAACTTAACAAAACATTCCTGCGGGAAAAGATCCAGACAGATCTACACTTCACACATGCTGGTGGTTTGTTTAAGGCCACACCAGAATTGATATCCTTCGTACATGCCTGGCGTAATGCAGACGATGTATGGCCCTGGGGCGGAGGCGAAAGTATGTATATGGAAGATACGTACGACAATCCCATACATATCGAAAATTGTGCAGAATTTTACCGTATTGCTTGTGAACACTATCAAAGAGTGATGAATACCTGGCACCAACAACATGCTGAACTCCGTAAACTCAGAAAAATCTAGGGGCATACTGTCCTTTGCCTACAATACTGACACCACGGATTATGTCAGCATAGCCCAACGAACATTGCGATTGGCCAGTCGAACATTGGGTTTGCCCTATACATTGATTACCGACAATCCACAGGACTACGACAATCAACGTTACGATGCAGATACCGGGCAGTTTGTGCAATGGCGCAATGCTGGTCGCTATCGTGCATATGATCTCACACCTTACGATGAGACACTGGTGATTGATGCAGACTTTCTGATATTCAATAAAACATTAATTAACGTATTTGAGCAGGAATTCTGGGATTGGCAAATCATGCGTGATGCCACGGGATTGACTCAGCAATACCCACGTGACATGGGCAAAAATAGTCTGCCCTATGTCTGGGCCACGGCTTTTGCATTTAGAAAGACGCCCAAGGCTCAGGCATACTTCCAATTGGTACAGCGTATACAAGAAAATTACGGATACTATCGAGCTCTATTTAATGTTGAACAACGTAATTTTAGAAATGATTATGCGTTTGCCATGGCCGACATGGCCCTGAGTGGGTATACTGCATCAGGACAACCTGCGCTGTTGGGTCCGATGTTACACGTGGACAATGCCGTTACCAGCATAACTGCACAGGGCGGCAACTTTGTCATACGTGATGCTGAGCGAGCATTTGTCGTGCCCAGGACCAACATGCATGTCATCAGCAAAGCCTATTTGCAAAGCCAACAATTTCAGGAGTTCATGGACCATGAGTCAGCATAAAGAACAACAGGGATATTTCACCTTTGCTCAGAATACTGATCAAGTGGATTATCTGCATCTGGCTTATTTGCAAGCACTAAATATAAAAGCAACACAACGTCATAGTAAATTTGCAGTGGCAGTGGATACAGCGACCCGAGATCAAGTAAATGAAGACCATCTATCAGTATTTGATTACATCATCGATATTACACACGATTTTAATAGTGCTGATTCTACTTGGCGGTTAGCCAATGAATGGCAAGTCTTTTGGCTAACCCCATTCAAGGAAACCATCAAGCTGGAAAGCGATTTACTGTTTACCCGCAGTATAGATCATTGGTGGGACGCATTTAGATTACGCAATGTATTCCTGAGTACTGGTTGTAGAAACTATCGGCAGGAATTAAGCACAGTCAGAACTTACAGACGAGTATTTGACGACAATCATTTGCCTGATGTATACAATGGCTTGATGTATTTTAGATTTAGCCAGGAAGCACAGCAATTTTTCACCACAGCAAGACAAGTATTTGAAAATTGGCCAATGATACGAGACCAACTTCGAGGCTGTGATGAGCAGACTCCCAGCACAGATTTATTATATGCGGTCACTGCACATATAGTTGGCCGTGAGCAATGCACCGCACCCAGTCTGGATTTTATAAATTTTGTTCACATGAAGCCAGCAATAAACGGATACGACGAAGATCAGGTATTCTCGGATGTTTTTAATACTGAACAAGATGGTAATATGATTCGTATCAATAACATAAATCAGTATCACCCATTACATTATCACGATAAGACATGGATTCAACAGATTACGATTTAGCCTGGCAGTTGATTGCTGAAGCAGATGCTGTACGTGCTGCCAAAATGGCTGTAAAAGAGTATCGCCTGTATTATAATGCAGACGATGGCACCATCATCGGCATGTGGGAACGAGATCATCCTGTGGGTGATTATATTGTATTGTCTGATCCTGATGAATTTCACAGGTCAAACACCAATCTCATGCGTGTGCGTGACGGGCAGTTAACTGTACTGGATCCACGTATACAGGATCAATTTAGATTACAACGATCCACACAGGGCCAGCAGGTGGTTCGTGGACATGCAGTAGTGGCACTGGCACCACATGAAACATATCAAGACACGGAATTTTATGAAAAAAGAAATAGTGGATGTTGCTGACCTCTCATGTATTTATCTAACTTATGATGAACCTAAAAAAGAAGAATTTTGGATCAAAATTCAAAACATGGTGCCCTGGGCTAAAAGAGTGGATGGCATCAAAGGTTCAGACGCCGCGCACAAAGCGGCTGCTGATGCTAGTGACACAGACCGCTTTATTCTCATTGACGGTGATAATATACCAGATGCTGCTTTCTTCAACCTGCAGTTGGTCCTGGACGATGCTAATCGGTCTAGTGTATTTCGCTGGCGGGCTCGGAATGCTGTCAACGGACTAATGTACGGCAACGGTGGTATGAGTTGTTGGACCCGGGAATTTGTCTACAACATGCGTACACATGAGAACACTGATGGCGATGCTGCTAACGACGTGGAGTTTTGTTTCTATCCCAATTACTGGGCCATGAATGATTGCTATAGTACCACTTATCCCAATGCCACTCCATTCCAGGCCTGGCGAGCTGGATTTCGTGAAGGGGTCAAGATGTGCCTGGATCGTGGAGCAAAGCCCACATTAGCTGAGTTTGAAAGTCGAGTAAACAATCGTAATTATGACCATTTATGTATTTGGCAATCAGTAGGCGCAGATGTTGACAACGGTTTTTGGGCCATATATGGTGCCAGATTAGGCACATACTACACCATGCTACGTGATTGGGATCACACCCAAGTACAAAATTTTGACGCATTGGCCGACATGTGGGCCACATTCAGTAAACATGATGCAAGTGCCAGTACCAGTCTGGGGGATACGCTACGCACACGCCTGGGACTGCCCATAGTGGATATGAGTGCAGATGCCAGTAAATTCTTCAAGCACCACTATAAATCAAATTTTAAAAATTCAGGCCCCATGGTGAGAGAATGAGAATATTAGTCAACGGTGCCAGCATCAGTGCTAAAAAACATGGGTGGCCATATCAATTACAGAAATTACTCAACTGTGAATTGACCAATCTGTCAGTGCCCAGTTGTGGCTACGATTACGTACATGATACCACCATTGCTGAGTTATCTAAACAACCATATGATATAGTATTAATCATGTGGCCAGCTATTGCTGTACGTACTGATTGGAAAGTGGATGATGCCGCACAATTTGGAAACGATGCCTGGACCAGTACATATCATGCTGAGAGCAATGCCCGAATAGAATCGGATTGGATATTTGGTGGCAGTCACATTATTGATGAGAGTCAGGATATACCAATGGAGCATCGCAGTAGAATAAGCCGACTGTTTGCCGATTACTATTCCGTGGTCAAGCCACCACAATTGATGCGATCATCATTGCTTAAAATCATTACGCTGCAATCGGTACTGCGGGCCACCAATACTTCCTACGTGTTCATGATGCCCGCCCCCACTAAGCCCTTGCCTAGATTTTTACATTTATATAACATGATGGATCCCAATGGCTTTTTCGATCAAGAATATTTAATGTCATATTGTGTCAAGAACAACCTAATGGACCCTCGCGACGTCACTAATCCGGGTGATGTTGATTATCCGTCAGAAGCCGGGCATCAGGCATTTGCAGAATTATTGTTACAGCATTTGCGAGCAAAATCATATGTCTAAAAGTGATTTCATGGCAAGTGCAGAATGGATGAAGGACAATCTGGGCACGGCCATGTGCCTGGCCAAATGGAAACAAGTCAGTTTACATCTGCCTACTGGGTTAAATAACAGTTGCTACCATCCACCTTTGCATCCAATTGATGCCAGTTTATTAACCGACAACCCAGGGGCACTACACAACACCCCGCATAAGAAAGAACAACGCAAAATAATGTTACGTCAGGAGAAGCCTGCTGAGTGTAGCTATTGTTGGAACATAGAAGAACACGGGCAATTGAGTGACCGCCATTATCGTTCAGGAGAACCCTGGGCCGCTGAAGAATTCACAGACATAATGAGCAGCACTGGAGATGAAGATGCTATACCTAGTTATGTTGAAGTTAATTTTAATCATGCTTGTAATCTCAAATGTAGTTATTGCAGTCCACAGTTCAGCAGCAGCTGGCAACAAGAAGTTGACCGTTGGGGTGGTTATCCTACTAGTGCTATTCACAATGATCCTAGCCACTTTACTGGCCGTAATAGACCAATTCCTGCTAGAGATGATAATCCATACGTTGATGCCTTCTGGGAGTGGTGGCCCACGCTTTACACCCGCCTGAAACATTTCCGTATGACTGGTGGTGAGCCACTTATGGATAAAAACACATACAAGGTATTTGACTACGTTCTGGCTTTCCCTAAATCAGATCTGCATTTAAATGTAACAAGTAATTTCAGTGTTGAGCCGGTGATCTTTAACAAATATCTGGACTATGTCAAACAGTTATGCAACACACAGATTGAACATTTTATGCAATTTGTCAGTCTGGACTCGGGCAACATTAAACAGGCTGAATACATCAGACACGGTCTTAACGCCAATCGATTACACAATTACGTCAATGAGTTTTTAACAGAAATCCCATATCGCAACAGTCTGACATTTATCATCACCATGAATAATCTCAGTGTAACTGGGTTACAACGACAGCTGAATTGGATCCTGGATCTACGCAAGCAATATAGTAGCACCTATCAACGGGTGTGGTTTGATACACCATTATTGCGTACACCCACATGGCAAAGCCTGCAGATTCTGCCACCAGTGTATGCTGACAAATTATCCAGTATAGCGGATTGGATGGAAAAAAATCTAGAAACAGCTGAAACTCCTTTTCAGGGATTCAAGGATTATGAAGTACAACGTATGCGTCGTGACGTGGACTGGATGAAGGAAGGTCGTAATTTGGATCCGGAGTATATTAAACTACAACGAGCAGATTTTTATAGATTCTTCCATGAGCACGACCGACGACGCAAGACTAACTTTGAAGAGACATTTCCGGAAATGAACGAATTCTGGAAGGAATGTCGATATTACGCACAGTCCTAGATATTAAATTCTCTTTCGCACTGGGGATTATTTAAATAATTCACAACAACATCGTACATAATATCAGAAAATCTGGCATTCTCTTCAATACTCATATGATTGGCATGTTCACGAGTTCTTGGTTTATGTGGATCAGCAACCCAATCAAATAGCGCAGTCTTGCACCTGATACCAATGGGGTGTGGGTAAACACCATGATTAAAGCACGGCAGATGAATTACGTGTGGTATGCCAGATATGATAGTGGGCAATTCATTGAACCATTGTTTGAGAGTCCAATCATGAAAATCTTCTGAATGTAGATATTTGTAATACATTTGTGCAGCCTGCATGAAATCTTCCATGGGATATTTTTTATTTAAATCCTGGTAGTTTTTTACCAATCCCCCAGAAGTGACACTTGCAATGTTAAATGGTATATCGTAGTCACTGGGTATACGCTGCGCCTCTGTGTGGCACATAATTAAAATCTGTACCGGGGCATTGGACAATTCCTCTATCAACTTTTTTCTAGTGGACCACCAAGCTATTCCCCCAAACCCATGCCCCCTGGGCGTACCAGTTTTTCCAGTGAGTTTATTACATAGCCTATTAGGCCAGTAGAAATCTTCATTTCTTGCAGCACAAAAGCTATCACCTATTATTAAAATATCGTTCCAATTTACCATACAGATATTTATTGACATTTATTTCTTCCCCTGTTAAAATAAAAATATGCCCAGAAAACATAACGAAACCGATTTAGAATACAAACACCGTGTAATTGACATCAAATCAGAAAGCTTCTGCGGAGCCAAATGGTACAACGCCACCATCTGGTTGGGGTCAGGCATGACCACCAGCTGCCATCATCCATTGCCACATAAAGTATCAGTGGCAGAGGTGGAGGCCAATTTCAAAGCATTGCACAACACCGCACAAAAGAAAGCAGAGCGTGCTCAGATGCAACTGGGGGTCAAGCCAGCAGGCTGCGAGTATTGCTGGAAGATAGAAGACATTGGCCGCGACAACATCAGTGACCGTGTATACAAGACTGTAATTTATGACGACCAGGACTTAGACGATGCATACCATATGGACAGCAATACAGATGTGGATCTCCAGACTCTGGAAATCGCATTTGATCGTACCTGCAATTTTGCTTGCAGTTATTGCAACCCAGCTTTTAGCAGCACTTGGGTTAGTGATATTCGCCGTAACGGACCCTACACCAACTTGGTATCAGACGGTCGCAACCATTTTACTCATGTTCACGATAGTAGCCAATTGTATTCTTTCGGGGAAGATAATCCGTATACACAAGCGTTCTTTAAATGGTGGGAAAGCGATTTACACCGAACTCTCAAAGAACTCAGGCTAACTGGTGGCGAGCCACTGATGTCAGGAGAAACATTTCGATTGTTGGAATGGTTTAAAACAAATGACACAGACATGCGATTTGCACTTAACAGTAACCTGGGCGCCAAGCCAGAGCTAATTGATCGAATGATTGATGCCAGCCAAAACATGAAGCATTTCCATCTGTACACCAGCAACGAGGCAGTGGGTTTACAAGCAGAGTACATACGTGATGGTATGGTTTGGGACGACTGGGCTAACAATGTAGAGAAAGTTTTGACCAATGGCAATGTAGAAGGGTTTCACATGATGTGTACCATCAATGCCCTGTGCCTGAGCAGTCTACATACCTTCCTGGACATCATGTTGCAATGGAAGCAGGAATATGGCAAGGACTATCCTACATTTACGCTAAATATTTTAAGATTCCCCAGCTTTCAAAGTCCACTGGTATTGCCCGACGAACTCAGAACACAATTCCGCTACCGTATTCAAGCCTGGCTAGATGCCAATGGATCCAATGAATTTTTACACCAGATGGAAATCAATCAGATTCAACGTTTGATTGACTATCTAGATGTGGTAAAGACACCGCACATGGGCGCAGCAGAGCTGTCGGTATTACAGAAAGACTTTAAGAATTTTTATCAACAGTACGACCAGCGTCGTGGCAAAAACTTTACCGAGACATTTCCAGAATTAACAGAATGGTACAATGGCATACAAATACAATAGTCGATTCCCCACATACATTAAACCAGAACTACTCACTGACCAACAAATACATCGTCTGACAGAGAGTAAATCTTTCTGTATGATGCCCTGGACTCACATGCACGCCTTCCCAGATGGCCGTGCTTTTCCTTGTTGTCTCAGCGTGGACAAATATCCCATTGGTGATCTGCACAAGAACACAATGGCAGAGGTTTGGAACGATCAACCCCTGCGTGACATGCGTGTGAAAATGCTGTCGGACGAGCCTACGAAAGAATGTTCCAAATGCTATGAGCAGGAAGATTCGGGCTTTTTCAGTATGCGTAACAGCAGCAACAAAGCATTTGGGCATCACGTTAGCGTAGTAGACGACACCCACGAAGATGGCACATATGATGATTTTAAATTGCGCTATTACGATATACGATTCAGTAACTTGTGCAATTTCAAATGTCGTAGTTGTGGCAGCATCTTCAGCAGCAATTGGTATCAGGACGAGGTCAAGATGTTTGGTCCCAGACCATATCCACAAATTGCTATTGCTGGGCGGCACAAAGACGACATGTGGCAACAGATGCAGGAACACATACCACATCTGGAACAAATTTACTTTGCTGGTGGTGAACCATTAATCATGGAAGAACACTATCGTATCCTGCGTGAGTTGGTCAACCGTGAAATGTTCCATGTCCGTCTACAATACAACACTAACTTCTCAGAACTAAAGTTCAAGGGCCAGGATGTCCTGGAATTGTGGAAACTATTCGATAATGTCAGCGTGGGCGCCAGTCTGGATGGTAGTCATGCTCGTGGCGAATATATTCGCAAAGGCCAAATTTGGTCCGAGACTGTGGCCAACCGCGAACGCATGTTGAAGACATGCCCTGATGTGGACTTCTATGTCAGCAGTACTGTGAGTATATTTAACGTACTACACATACCAGACTTTCACCGAGAGTGGACAGACCTAGGATTGATACAGGCCAAAGATTGGAACATCAATATTTTACAAGGTCCTGATCATGAGCGTGTGAACATCCTACCCGAGTATTATAAAGATCTGGCCAGACAAAAGATTGCTGAACACATCGCCTGGTTGGAGCCACAGGATCCAGTTACTCGTGCCACCAATGGTTATCGCAGCCTGATAAACTTCATGGACCAGGACCACGGTAGCACAACTGGTGAGACTGAACTAAATGGTCTACTGTTGGAATTTTTTAAACGTAACTACGCCCTGGATAAATTTCGTGGTGAAGATTTCTACACCACATTCCCTGAATATCAGGATTTAAAACACCATGCCCGATAAACTACCTGACTCCATCTGTATGTTGCCCTGGGTCAGTATTGAGACCAGCCCAGTGGGCACAGTTCGCCCTTGCTGTATGGCACATGAGGAGATCACTGATGAGAACGGTGAGATATACGACCTAAATCGTACCGATCTGGAAACAGTATATCGTAGTCCATATATGCAGAAGTTGCGCCAGGATTTTCGTGATGGCGAGAAGCCTGCCACATGTAATCGTTGCTGGGATGAAGAAGCAGCAGGACGTATCAGCAAGCGTATGAACAGTCGATTGAGATTAAAAACTCAGTATGAGCAGGTGGATTGGTCCAATGACAATCCTGACCAACTGTGGTTTGTGGATCTCAAGCTGGGCAACATCTGTAATCTCAAATGTCGTATCTGCGGCAGCTGGAGCAGTAGTAAATGGGCTGCAGAAGAAATGGACTATATTAAATCCACTGGTCGAGACCCCAAAGCACATCAAGCATATACATGGTTACGACAGGGCAACTGGCCACGCAAGACAGAAACATTCTGGGAAAATATGCGGAGCCTGTTGCCTAACATCCAATATCTGGAATTCACTGGCGGAGAACCCTGGATGATCAAAGAACACTTTGATCTACTAGAATACGCAGTAGACACTGGTGATAGTCAACATATTGATATACACTACAATACCAATGCTACACAATATCCTGGTGGCCACTGGGGCCTATGGAAGAATTTTGGCCGTGTGGATATTGCATTTAGTGTGGACAATGTGGGCGATAGATTTGAATACGAACGTTATGGGGCCAAATGGCAAGAATCAAACATCATAATTGATGAAATTCATATTATGAAAAATATCAGTGTGCCCAACATTACCACACAGTTATGCTTTACCATCAACATACAGAATGTCTACTACTTAGATGAATTATTGGCCTGGGCAGATACTAAATCCTTTGGTAGTGTTTACTTTAACATGATGCATGGGCCCGAGCATATGAGTGTGCAGTACATGACGCCTGCGGCTCGAACAATGGTTTTAGATAAACTCAAGACCATGTTCTGGACTGGGCACAGGTATCACCAGGATCTGCAAGGGGTCATTAACTTCATTGAACAGGGTCCAGGCAGTGACGGTACAGAATTTTTACGCAAGATGCGGCAGACTGATGAATATCGCAAACAATGTTTCACCGATACACATCCTGAGATAGCCAGAGCCATGGGCTATGAATAAACCTGCAACACTTTGCCTGGCCCCCTGGACACATACATATCTCAGTCCACAAACAGAACGTAGAATGTGTTGTGCCAGTCGAGAGCCTGCACAAAACTTTCGGCAATACATTGACACCAGTGCCGGAACTGGCCAATATATACCCATCACCCTGGACGAACATTGGAATGGCGAGCACATGAGATCCGTGCGCCTGCGTATGTTACGTGGGGAAAGTCTCCCAGAGTGTGAAGTATGCAATGACCGATTGCTCAATACTGATGTTTACCGTAGTTACTTTAATCAGATGTTTGGGCATAAGTATACAGAAGCAATAGCAGCAACAGATGCCACTGGTTATACCACTATGAAGCCAGTGAGCTGGGATTATCGATTCAGTAATCTTTGCAATTTCAAATGCCGCATGTGTGGTGACATGCTTAGTAGTGCCTGGGAAACTGAGCAACGACAGTACGATATGGTAAATTGGCATGATCCAAAAAACAATTGGATGCGCCCAGAAATTAAACAGCAAATAACTAAATTCCAAGATTCTCAAATTGAGGCAGAGTTTGCCCAAGCAGTAGAAGAGCACAGGGTCGAGGAAGTATACTGGGTCGGTGGAGAACCCCTCATGTATGAGCAGCACTGGCGCTATATGCGCCGCATCATTGAGTTAGGGGATGGACCAAATGTTTACGCTAGGTATAATACAAATCTTAGCCGTGTTAATTATCGTGGTGTTGATCTGTACACTGATATTTTATCTGGGCTTCGCGACTGGCAAATATGTGCAAGCCTTGATGGTACGCAAGAAATTGGAGAGTATATTAGAACAGGTCTCAATTATAATCAATGGCTCGAAAATTTCCGCAGAGGAATCGAAATCCAAAGAAATCGCAGACAAATGCGAATCGATTTCACCCTCACCCTCCCAGGACTCTTCGAAGTCGAAAAAATCCAACAACTCGGGCAGCAGCTCGGAGTGGATATCTTAGCAAAAGTAGTCTTTAGTTTCAGCCCTGACATTGTCATGTCGCCCTTGGCACTACCCAGAGAATTATTACATCCTTGGGTAGACGAACATATATCCACAGTAAGTGGCGCTCTAAGGGACGTACTGGCTCAACTAAAAACCAGACCCACTTTTGCCGAGCAGTGGCCAGACACTTACAAAACTGGACTAATTCGAGGCAAACAAAGGATCGAAAGACTTGAACAAATTAGAAAAGATACGTATACTATGACGGATATCCTGGCACAGCGACCAGAAGTAATAGAATGGTGGAATTCAATTGTATAATAAATCGGCTTGGTGCAATACTCTGCTATTGTTGAGAAACGAATCCTTTGCCACACATAAACCCATTAATATATATCTTGTCACTGAAACAATGAAGATGGTGTTTCCTGGCGAATATGTCGTGGAAGAATATTTCAACAAGCATACTATGGTAGTGGATTTACGATTGAAGTTTACTACTCCAGAAGATGAGACGTGGTTCCTGTTACAATATGAATAAAGTTAAGGTAGTGCTACGTGACCCTCTGAGTAAACAGCTATTACTAGACTACACTATTGCAGTCTACGACACACCCATGGCCGCACGTTGGTATACTGCATTGGTGGATCTGTTACGCAATAATAACTATCTGGAAAAGAACTTCTGCTTCCTGGGTTTCCCTGACAGCCGTCGTGATGTACCTTATATCTGTAATGAATTAAATATAGCTGCGGCCCAAATTAATCAATTCTTTGATCAAGAATATTGGATAGATGAAATTTATACACCTAAGTTCATCCAAAATTTTGACAGAGGCCCTAATCAGACAGCCATGAACCTGCTGCATAATCACTTTGAGCATCTGCAGGGAACAGTTGGTGGTCTGAGCGACTACTACAAGCGAGCAGACTATGACACCAAGTTTGCCATCCGCCAACTAAACAATCTATGCCATGAGGCAGAAAGTCTCATGCTGAGTCAACGCAAACAAATCACTGCACCTGAATGGGTACGCCCCAGTCAGATAACAACATTTTTAAATGCACCCAGGATTGATTTCCCACATGAACTTAAAACACCTTTTACGGAAGCTGGATACGATAGAAAATTCGGGGAAGTTTACCTACATTGGACTCAGATTGGTAAGACGCTCTACGAGGTTTATCGCGACGAGCAAGGAGTGGATATTGGATCAGCTACTTGTGATGCTATTACTCACCTTAAGTATTATTCAGGGGAGTTTGATGTGGAGTGGGCAAAAGATATCGTTCATGATGGTCCACATCCGTGGCACACTAAAGAAATGGCAGGGTATCGTGCGTGGCTAGAGCGCAATGGCTTTGACTTGAACGACACACAATACAACTATGGATATCATCCAGTGGGCCAAGTAGAACTATCAGAGAGTTTTGGAACCACAGATCCGCAGGCCATATGGCCCATGCTCAGTAAACACCTGGATATATTTCAGATCACAGCAGGTGGTGTAACGGCTAGATATGACTACGCCTGGACTGACTCTGATTATTACCAACAACAGATCGACAGGTTAAGGCCAGGATATGATTATAGTAGCCGGGGGTGACAGTTTTGTCTGGGGCAGTGAGCTATCAGATCACCGACATGGCGGACATGATGGATACAGTCGTCTGACCTTTCCGGCATTGCTAGCCGGAGATAATGAATATGCATGTTTAGCATACCCTGGCGATGGTAACTGGCAGATTATGACTTTTTTATCCAAATACATAGCCAATCATGGTAATGATGATACGTTTGTAATAGCATGTTGGACTTGGCCAACTCGTGGTCATATGGCATCGACCAGTCGAGATGCAGTACGTAATGCACAAACACAGTTAAAAGAACATAATATTCCCTACTTGTTTACTTGTGCTGATAATTGTTTATTGGAATGGTTATCAGACGATACAGATTGGGACCATTGGTTCCTATTCCCTCCTGCAGAAGAAGAGTGGAATACACAAACACCCAGAGGTTTCTACCAGTGGGCTGTGGAGAATAAATATCCAGTAGGCCCAGACGGGCATCCATTAGACGCAGCACATCAAGATGCAGCACTACTCATCAAGGACAAATTTAATGAAGTGGTTAAAAAACATCTGGAACAGAATGGTTCTGGAAATCAGATATCGCAAGAAACTCAAAGAACTTAAAAAACGAGATCCTTTTATCTACAAGTAACATGATCAAAAATATTTTGGCAGTGGGTGACAGTTTTACCTACGGTGAAGAACTCAACAGTCGTGATGAAGCATACCCCATTAAATTGGGCGAGCTTCTGGGAGCCAGTGTCATCAATGAAGCCAGACCTGGCTCTGGCAACAAACGCATGATACGAAATGTCATTAAACACATCAGCGAAGGCAATCCAGTGGACCTGGTGGTAATTGGTTGGACCAGTGCTGGCAGAATGGAATTTGCCGACATGGCCGGTGTATACGATTTATGGCCTGGCTATGCTGGTGATCTAGTGGGCAAGGCTGATGGATACAATTGGCGCACAGAAATGCTCAGGTACATTAACCAATATCATGACCCAGCATATCTTTACCAACAATATCTATTGGACATTATATTGATGCAGAGTTACTTACGTACTCAAAACATACGATATGTCATGACACGTATATGTAGCAACGAATATTATCATAACACCTACAAGTATAAATTTAAAAATTTAACAGACAGCATCGACACAACAGACTTTGTGGGCTGGCCCAATGATGGTATGACTGAATGGACCATGGGTTGTCCCACTGGTCCCAACAACCATTTTCTAGAAGCCGGCCATCTAGTAGTAGCAAACAAATTATATGAACATATTAGGAATCGCGGCTGGGTTTCATGACGCCAGCGCAACAGTATTAAGTCGCAGTGGTGAAATACTATTTGCTGGGCATTCAGAACGCTACAGCAAGATCAAGAGCGACCCCGACATCTGCATCGATCTCATGCGCGATGTACAAGATCACTGGCCCGTTGACCATGTTGCATATTATGAGCGTCCCTGGGCCAAACAACTTCGCAGACTGTACAGTGGTGAGGGGATTGAGTGGGATAAACTCAGTGTTAAAAAAATATTACAACAACAGTTTGGGCCATGTGTATTGCCCGACAATATCAGTAGTCACAATCATCATCTGAGTCATGCAGCAGCAGGATTCCAGACCAGTACATTTGATCGCGCGACAGTGGTGATAATAGATGCCATTGGAGAGTGGGACACTATAAGTATATGGGGTGCTGAGTATGTCAACGGGCGAGCCCAGTACAAACGGCTATGGGGGCAACGTTATCCCCATAGCATTGGTCTTTTCTACTCAGCCATGACTCAGCGTGTGGGGTTGAAGCCCAACGAAGAAGAATATATACTAATGGGTATGGCTGCCTACGGCAAACGTGGCATGGGCAGCTGGTTACAGAACCTGACTGTAAAGAACGAATGGGATATTACATTTCAGGACAACATGCACATAGGCGTTGACCCTGGATTACTCAAGCACGTGGGCGACATAGACATAGCTGCCAGCGCACAGTATGTGGCCGAGCAATTGGTGTTAAATGTAATGAAACGTGCAGCTGATTTTGGTTGGAGTAGTAATCTAGTATACGGTGGCGGTGTGGCATTAAATTGTAGTATTAATCAATATGTGGGGAATTATTTTGATAGAATATGGATTATGCCTAATCCTGGCGACGCTGGTAGTAGTCTTGGTGCCGCTGCTCTTGCTCTGGGGCATCGTGTTTCCTGGGTCAGCCCTTATCTTGGCCATGATATTCCTGGCATTTACCCTGTTAACGCCGCTCTGGACATTCTGCTTACTGACAGGATTGTTGGTATTGCTAGTGGTCGTGCTGAGTTCGGACCCAGGGCATTAGGCAACAGAAGTTTATTAGCGGACCCACGTGGTCCAGATATAAAGGATCAAGTAAATGAAATTAAAAGACGCCAGAAGTTTCGTCCCTTCGCACCCGTTATCCTGGAGGAATTTGTGGATCAATACTTCCATATGCCTCGTGGTTGGGACGCTAGCCCTTACATGCAATCTGTCGGCATTTGCCTGCGCCCTGACCTATACCCTGCTATTTCTCATATCGATGGCAGTAGTAGAGTACAGACAGTTAAAAAAGATTGCGGAAGTGGAATCCGTGAACTATTAGAAAAGTGGTTTGTGATAACTGGGTGTCCTATGTTGCTCAACACGTCATTGAACATACGTGGCGAGCCCATGGTAAACGATGTGTCAGATGCTCAGAGGTTTCAGAAGGTGTATGGAATCAAGGTATTGACGTGATACTGCCAGGAATACAGCTGACTTCCCGGATTAATTTAATACTTGATAAAACTGGCATAGACACCCCAGAAACATGCCTAGATCTAGACCATTGGAGAAATTTTCCTGATACTGTACACTATGTATATAACAGTCGAGGTTTTCGTGACGCTGAATGGCCCATCAATGATCTAGCAGAATGTATATGGTGTATAGGTGATAGTTTCACCGTAGGCGTTGGTAGTAAATTTAATAATTCATGGACACAAGTACTACAGCGTATCACTGGCCGTAGATGCGTTAATATCAGTTTAGAGGGTGCAAGTAATGCATGGATGGTTCGCCAGGCCAATATGATTATTCAAGAAATTGCTCCACGTAATTTAATAATACACTGGAGTTATTTACATCGTGACGAAAATCCGGACTCGTCATTGACTGATGAGGATCGTCGTATAAGACATATTGCTGATTTCACCACTGAAAAACAATTGGATCATTTTGCCAGTAGTGTTAATCAATTAATCGATTCCAACTACACCAATATAGTACATTCGTTCATACCCCATGGCATACCAGACTGGTTCGATAAAAATTTGTCACATGCATGGAATCAATTGCGTGGTGCAGATTGGCCCAGGGATTATCCACGAACAGTCAGTGAATTTGAATGTTTACCGGATTTTATTAAACAAGAGCTTCGTGAGCACAGTATGTATTACGAATTTTTCGATGCGGCCATTATACACGGTCGAATTACTAAAATAATCGGTACACCGTTTATATCACCATTGGATACATTAGACCGGGCTCGTGACGGGCTTCATTATGATGTTTTGACTTCAACTGCATTTGTTGAACAAATTATTGAGTTACTTGTTTGATATCAGTTATGTACATTTAAAATCCCCGCTAATGGCTTTTATATTACAACATAATTCTTGCCAGCACGAATCCAAAAACTCTGTACTGTTGAACAGTTGATAATTGTGGTCCAACACTGGTTGCATTGCTATTAACATATCTTGTAACTGTTCCAGGCTGTGCCCACATATCCATGCAATAACATCACCAATTGCTGATAGGCGTTGTACAGGATCCTCGATAGCATCATAGCTTTCATCCCACCACTGATCAAATGTTTGAAATCCATATTCCCGTAAATATTTTAGATTATACGCTGGCCCAGCCAGTACAAACGGCATGCGACTTATGATGGGTTTGAAGATCTTTTCAGTCAGGTGATATTTTCTTTCCCAGAAACATGTTTCAGTAACCAGATAGCAGAACGATTCTTGTGATTCTTTGACAGCACTGAGACTAAAACTATGATTGGGTATAATTGCTTGATCTTGGTAATCTATTCGTAATGGAAAGTTTAATCCATCCAATGTAGCTATGGCAGAGTCGGCATACACCTGGGTAATATGCCCTTGTAAAACCGCTGCATTGATGTTTTGTGTGTAATGTGATTCATTATCCTCAGGGCACCGTTCGTTGTAACTGACGTAGCCATCATCCAGTATATTGCGGTCAGCCAATTCAGCGATGAGCAGACTGCGATATACGCGGCGTGAGCTGGTCAGGCGATTAAAACTGATGTATTTGCGAGAGAGTTTGCGCTGACCAGGATCGACCAATTGGGCATGATATCTGGCACCACGGAACCAATCGTGAGCAGCAAATGCATGATGAAAGTAATATACCGACTGCCAACCATAACGCTCAATTAGCTGGTCCAGTGCATCGCTATTCTTCTCAGTGGAGACCAATATGAATGGGCCCTTGTAATTGGCCACAATATGATCAAATAGTTCATAATTGAATTCCCCATACAGGGGTTCCTGGTCATAAAATACAAACATGGGACCACGATAGTCGGGCGGCCCAGGATATGGCCAAAAAACGATACTATCGTCAGCAAATCTTTCCAGACATTCTGGTGATGTTGATCCGTATGGCATTAGACAAAGTAGTCGGGGATCTGTTATAATGGTGCGAAGATATAACCAAATGTTTTCGTAGTGACTATGGATATTATACATGTTTGATGTTTTCTATTACGGGCCCAAGCCCGGCTTATTTGAATTTGAAAGACCTGCTGATAGTTTGGAACATGCTGCGGCTCTGTGCCGTACTGGCTATTACTGGTATATTTATGGGGGCAATGACTACACTGAATTTGATTTTAGTTATCGTCCTGTGCCCTGGGAAAGTCAGTACACTCATGTCTGGCCCAGCCAGTGGTGTGAGTATGGCGGAACATATCTGGCACATGCAAGCACGATAGAAAATCGTCAGTGGCATTTCCACAAACTAACAGTTCAGTCCAAGCCCACAACAAATAATTGGAATACGTTGATGGCGGTCGCCGATTTTGATTATAGTTGGCACCCGCATCCATTCGACCCTCCATTCATCTATATTTTTGGTAATCAATGGTATCCTGCTGAGATAATGCCCACGGTGGAATACCATGTGCTGGGTGCTACAGAGCGCAAGTACATGACAGAACCTCATGCCAACTTGGCTGAGCGTCATGACAACCATTGGCACACATTGTACGATTGCGATTGGGATTATAGTTGGAGGCCTGAACCAGAAAGCCCTGCCTACATTTTTGTATTTGGCAACCAACATTGGCCAGCAGTAAAAATGCCCACAGTGGAATACCATATGCCGGGTGCAACAGAACGCAAGTACATGGATTATCCCGTGGCTGGACTTTTGCCTGACAAAACTCATTGGTCAATTCCTGAAGAAGTAAATTCAGACTCGATTGATTTTAGTTGGGTTCCTGATCCCAATGAGGCTCCATTTATCCACCACTTTGGAACAGAATATCAACAGAGCGTGGGACTTACCTATACAGTACCCGGAGCCACAGAGCTTAAATTTGCTGGTTCTGTGCCTGTTCGTGGCGAAAATCACAATGTTCTTGAAGTATTAGACATATTTTTCGTAGATAAAAACAATGCCACTGCACAGACACGTTACGACAGATTAACAATAAAGTACCCCCGAATACAAAAGATTCGATATGCCAACAGCATGACTGAAACCATTGAGCGTTGTGTGGCCAGAACCACTACAGCCAAATTTTGGGTCATTAGTTCAGAGTACAATTATGATGATTTTGATTTTGCCTGGCATGCCGAGCCCTGGCAACATCAGATGACCCATGTGTTCCCCAGCCAGCATCAGAAATGGTCAGATACTTTCCTCATCAACAAGTGGGAATTTCAACGCCACGTACTATGGGCTGGATCACTGGACCAGTTCCCCAATTTAAACTTTGTGACCAACCAGACTGTGACCAAGCCCGAGAACCTGCACAACATTTATTATGTAGATCATGGCAATGGTAGCATAGCCCGGCATCAATACGATATGCTGCGTCTGGATCATCCTGATATAGTTATCACCAGATTTGTGGGCAACTATCTGGATACGTTCAAACGCATCATGTCCACTGCTGAGACAGAATATGTCTGGATCATCAACAGCATCTGCGACTATTCAGAGTTTGATTTTACCTGGCAACCCGAGCCCTGGCAAGCAGAAATGATTCATGTGTTCCGCAGCGATCATACCCGGCAAGGCGACACATTCTACATACACGTGGAGTCATTTCGGCAACAGATGTATGAGCTGGACATACTGGATTTTTTCAACGTCATCAACTATTGCGAAGATCAGTTCGTTCATAGATTTGATTGTCCTATACATTTCTACACTGGTGACGATCTGGTAGCGGAAATTCAGAATTATAAATTTGAAACTCCGTATGTGTTCTTTACCAAGGACCGCGACCGATATAGTAAAGGAATACTCAGATCCATAGTCCCAACTTTTGTCATGTGGAGTGAAAAAGATCGTGCAGCGGTCAGATACAACGGCTCAGGCAGCAGTGCTCTGGTGCCCAGAGACATTAAATCACACCTGAAAACACAAATATACGACTATCCCTATATATCCAAAAGACACGTTGGTATGACAGACGACCCTTTGGACATTGTGTTTATCAGTAATGGTGAACCCGACGAACAACGGATGTTTGACCATACCGAGTACATGTGCAACCGTACAGTGAAATGGTGTAGTGGAGTCCAGGGACGTACAGCAGCATATCAAGCAGCAGCACGACTGAGTAGTACTCCCTGGTTCTTCATGGTGTTTGCCAAACTGTCAGTATTGGGTGGCGGATTTGACTGGGACTGGCAACCTGACTATTTCCAACAGCCCAAGCATTATATATTCAATGCTAAGAATCCCGTTAATGGTCTGGAGTACGGGCACATGGGTATGATTGCCTACAACAAAAATCTAGTACTGGTCAATAACAATCCTGGTCTGGATTTTACACTGAGTCAACCACATGAGTCGGTGCCTGTACTCAGCGGAACAGCACACTTCAATCAGGATGCTTGGATGACCTGGCGTACTGCCTTCCGTGAGGTGTTGAAGCTGAAGTATTTCCAGGACACGGCCCCCACCTTGGAGACAGAGCATAGACTCAATACCTGGCTGACAGTGGCACAGGGCGAACATGCTGAGTATTGTCTGATGGGTGCAGTTGATGCCGTGGAATATTATGCCGAAGTGGCTGGGGATTATGAACTGCTGAAGTTGAGCTTTGACTGGGCCTGGTTACAAGACCGATTTAACGCAAGTAGACCTGTATAGCATCCACCACTTGTTCGATTTCACCATCTGTCATTTCAGGATAGATGGGCAAGCTCATACATTCGCGAGTAAACGCTGTGCTGTGTCTGTACTGCTCATGACGGTGTCCGTCGTATTTCCAACTAACAGGTAATTCGGCCAGAGTCTGTGTGTAGTGAAATTTGGTCTCTATACCTTCCTGTTCCAGAGCCGTCTGTAACCCATGGCGTTCAGACAGTCTGATCACATACTTGTGCCAGGCATGGACAACACCATCTGCCACCACCGGCACATCTACGTAGTCACGTAATTCACCAGTGTAGTATTCAGCTATTTCTCGACGGCGGTCCTGCCAGGCATCAAAGTGTCGTAATTTAATCAACATCTGAGCGCAATCGCTTTCTGACATCTTGCTGTTGGTGCCCACGAAGTTATGGTCATGATGTTTGCCATTGTTTCGTAGGTCATATAGTTCTTCAGCCCAGCCCAGGTCGTCAGTGAGTATCATGCCACCTGATCCATAGTTGGGTAAATTCTTGGTGGGATCAAAGCTCAGTACGCTGACATCGCCCAGCTTGCCTGACGGTACACCGTTGTAACTGGCACCAAAACTCTGAGCAGCATCTTCAATGATTCTGAGATTATCATCATTGTTAAAAAATCCTGAGATCATACGAAAGCGATCATAATCCACTACATTACCAAACAGATTGGCATACATGATGGCACGGATGCCTGCACCTTTCAGGGAGTAGTCCATGCTCTCCAAATCAATCAGTGCCTGGTCATCTGTGTCACAGAATACTGGCACATGTCCGGCCATGATCACGCTGTTGACTGTGGCAGCAAAACTGATGTTGGGTATTAACACCTGACTTTCTGGGGCCAGCATGGCCTGCATGGCCATGATCAGTCCCTGAGTACAACTGTTGACCGCTATACCATGCTGTCGTCCAGTTCGTTGGGCCATGGCTATTTCAAACTCCAGGGTATATATTCCATCCAGCACCTGACCACTGGCATAGACCTGGTCCACTGTGTCCATGATCTCTTCACGTAGATTTTGATATTGGCGTTTTAAACCAAAGAAGGGTATTACAGTCTTGATTGCCAAAACGTTGACTCCGTTAACCATTTGTGATACAGTTGAAACCCCTCGGGTACTGACACTGAAGGAGTATACCCTAATAAGTCAGCAGCACGATCAATACTCAATCTGCCGCGACTGGGGAAGTCGGCATCCTTGCCACGTATTTCCAGGGTACCTGTACCTGCACAGGCTATGGCCATTTCTGCGGCATCTTTCAGCGTATAAAGGCGTTGATCACTGCGAGTAATGTTAAAAATATTGCCATTGGCGGCAGTTAATGTCGCGGCCAGTACTATGCCCTGTGCGGTGTCTGATACGTAAGTAAAATCCAACACTTCGTCAGCACCGTTTATCTTCAGAGTCTCGCCCCTAATGGCACCCAGCATGAACTTGCTGACCACACGGTCTTCGACGTCACGTGGTCCATATACAGCACTGGGACGAATGATCACATGGTCAAAACATCCGCGACGTGAATAGTCTTCAACTAACCGCTCTCCCTGGTATTTCATAATACCGTATAGTCCCTGGGGATTACAGACAGCATCTTCAGTCACATCGTTATCGAAGTCACCATACACCATGCTGCTGCTGATGTACACGAACTTGGGTATGTGGTGTCGGTGGGTCAATTCCAATAGTTTTACCAGTGCCGGAGTCATGACCTCAGCAGCCCAAACGGGTCGTTGGCTGACTACTTTCTGTCGGGGAAAGCTGGCCAGATGAATGACTGCATCCACTGCACCGGCTCGTTCAAAGTTCACTGCCACGGCTCGGTAATCTCTGATGTCGACGTCATGTATGGTGGCCTGGAATTTTTTTTGGCGTTCATCAACCAGATATTCTATTTCTTGTGCAGGCACAAATCCGTAATTGGTCATGCAGTCAATTACCAGGCACTCATGGCCCAGTGATTCCAATTGTTCAACTACATTGTGTCCGATAAATCCAGCACCGCCCGTTACGATAAATTTCATAGTGTTCCGTAGATATCTCTTATTGTGTGTGTATTGGGTTCTAATAATTTGTGTAGATCTTGAGTATTGTCAGGAAACCGTTCCAATTGCCATGTTTTGAAATTTAAATTATGTTTGTAAATCATCACATGCTGGATAACGGCTTCCTGCACCAATGTTAAATTGTATGGCAGCAGATCCAATGGGTAATTGTTAACGATGCTGTTGCATATGTGATCCAGAGCCCAACTAAATTGCATGGACTGTGCCTGCACCTGTCTCCAATCATAATATATAGGCATCCAGGTTTGCAATCTGTCAGGATCAATCGTTAGTTCCAGATAATCCATTACTCGATGTATGACTGAGTTATTGAACCAAAACTCTTGTGCCTTGATCCATAAATGTGGATAATTGAAAGCAACTCCGTCGATGGGATCTTTTTTGTGGGAAAGATCTACATTTAGCGCAACAAACTCTCTGAAATCCCAGATGGAATCCAGTGATCCATTTTTGTTCCATTGTTGCTGTTGATCCGGGAAAAAATGCGTCATCATATCACACAATGCATCTTTTGCCGAATGGTTAATTTGATTGGTTATGGGTGTACGTTCTTGTCCACGCCAATTCCAATTGTATACTGGATCCTGACAATCTAAGAATATTAAAGGCACTTTTCTTTCAGCACATAGTTGCCAAATCTTGCTGAAGTCTTGCAGTCCGTATTGTATTACTTCTGATATTTTTTCTGGCAATTGGTCCAAGTCCGTACCCACGCCATCAATCATGCCAGCGATATTCAATGTAGCAGCATAGAGACTGGATAGATCAGCACCTTCTTGTTGCAATCTGTCAATGGTAAATAATGTCTGATTGTATCCAGCAGGATGATTTTTCTTATGACCATGTGCATTTAACTTTTTTATTGGATTAGATGATAAATCCAGCCAACCTGAGTCGATGCTGAAAAATTTATCATGCCCAGCCAGATAGTGTATGCTCCAATCCAGGAAAGTACAACCACATGAAGTTATACTAGCAACACAGAAGATCATACAGCCATATCCGCTCGAATTGGTGGATGTGATATATACCCATCCAGGCGAATATCTGACATGGTAAATTTGGTGATGTCTGTGACATCTGGATTCAACCAGAGTTGTGGTGCAGGCAAGGGTTCACGCTTCAATTGTTCTTTTACCTGATCTATGTGATTGAGATATATGTGTGCATCGCCCAGCGCATGAACGAACTCTCCAACCTGTAACTGACACACTTGAGCTATCATATGCGTGAGCAAACTATAGCTGGCGATATTAAAAGGTACTCCCAAAAACATATCACAACTTCTCTGATACATCTGGCAACTTAACTTACCATCTGCAACATAGAACTGAGCAAACGTGTGACATGGTGGCAGAGCCATCTGGTCTAATTCGCCAGGGTTCCAAGCTGATATTATGTGTCGTCGTCCATGCGGATCACGTTTGATTCCATCGATCAAGTTTACCAACTGATCGACTTCTTTAACATGCAACTTGCCGCCACGGTTGAAATAATTACCAAAATCATCTCGGTAATGTTCTTGTTGATGGGCAACCGGTGTGCGCCAATGTCGCCACTGTACTCCGTATACTCTGCCCAGGTCACCTTCGTACTTGGCATGAGGTTGCCAGTAGGGTGCCAGTGCATTGGGAGTCCAGATGGTCACAGTACCATCGCTGGTGCCATGTGTTATTTCTGCTAGCCTGCGTTCATCGCCTGATCCTTCGATCATCCACAGTAGTTCGCCTACACATGCTCGCCATGCCAGCTTTTTGGTTGTCACTGCGGGAAATTCATCTGCTAGATTGTATCGTTGTTGCATACCGAACAGGCTGACAGTGCCTACGCCTGTGCGATCGTCTCTTTGTGTACCAGTGTCAAGTACTTGTTTTAGTGCGGCCAAATATTGGAGCATATGTTACCATTGTTGATTTAAAGTCAGGGGCTACACTGGCTGAAGTCATTTCGAAGCCACGTAGAAATACCTTGAGGTCTATCTTAGTATCTACTTTAAACGAATTTTGGAAATGTGTCAAGTGGACCTGATCCAATATATCTATACATTCAATCAATAAATTAGGACCACCAATTACCCAGACGATTCGATCTGGATGTTGTTGTTCCAGGGCCAATACCTGTTCTCGAATGTCACCACTTATACGCCCAGCATTGAATACTGGTCGATTGCTGGCTACATATACGATACGCCCGGGCAAGGGCTTGGGCATTTTGGGATCGTCCCAGGTCCTACGACCCATGACCACCACATGGTTGGTTGTTTGTTTCTGGAAATGGGCCAGGTCGTGAGCGTTATGGGGCCAAGGCAATGTGCCATTGAGTCCCATACCGCCCCAGAAGTCCGAGGCAAATATGGCATTTATCATAGATTTTTTAGTAAGATGTCTGTTGCTGGTTGAACTGCTTTGGCCACGTGCTCGACACTGATGAAAAACTCCACACTTTTGATAATTTCATCCAGGCGGTGCAGTCTGTCATTAATGTCGGACTCGAGATCTTCGGGTGTTGAACCTTCAGACAGCATTTCTTGTATATTGATTTTTACTTTGGTTCCATCAATAAGGTTCACGGTGATGCTTTTTAATACAGAGACAGGGGCTTCATCCTTTTCTACATCTTTTAAAATCTGTCGCCACTTGTCTCTTTCCGTGATGGTTAATTTAAGCTGCTTGTTTTTTCGCGGCGGTTTTTCTGGTTTTTGTGACATTCTTGGCTGCTACCGGGTTAAGTTCTGCTGCTTCGCCTTCCAGTCTTTTGGCTTCAGCCAGCAACTGTTCAGCTTGCATCTTCATGTTAGCTGCTTGAGCTATGCGTTGTGTGGCCAATTGCTCGTCACTGAGAACGTCACCAATTGTTGCAATACTGGGATCTGCAACCTGGGTACGGCTTGCTGGACTTACTCCAACTTCACGTGGCTCACGCCGCTTAGTGGTCATACCACTATTGGCATCTAGATCAGCTAATTTCTTGATAGCATCTTCACCAGTCCTCATTTCGTTCAGGATGTTGTTTAGTTCATCCAGTCGCACACTTGACTTGGCATTGGGAGTAATAATAACCTGATTGGTGTTGACTTTTTTCAATTGGCCAGTGCGATGCAACGACTCCAGACAATTGCCACCATCTTTCATGGTCACACGGAACAGAGCGTCAGCCAATTCTTCTGAGTTCTGTCCTACAGCACTTTCCAGACAACTCATGACCTCGTCATGAAACATCTGTGACAGAGTGTCACTATATAGTACCAAACACATGTGTTCGTCACCAGGGATCTGGCGATATACCAGAACGATTTTTTTATTGTTGTGTCGTCCAACATGTTTTAACATTTGCATTTTAATTTCCTTGTGGGGGTTCTTCAGCAGCTGGTGCTGGTGCCTCTTGACCCACGACGCCCTGGGCTTTTAGGAAAGCAAATAAACGGTCGTGGAGTCCGCCCACAGTGGACATTTCTTCAGCCTTGATGGCGCCGCGTTGGGCGACAATCTGAATAGTCTGTAGGGCTAGAGTTAGGTCTGCCAGAGTCAAGCTGGGTGCAGCTGGTTGCTCTGATGCAGTATTTTGATCTTGGTCTGACATGAATATCTCCATAATAATAACAATCAATTATATTTAACTGATGTTATTACCCAGGAGATATTTTTTTATCAGAATATCATGATATTGGAGGTGTTAATGGTATCCAGCATCAGCCCAAAAAAACTGGCTTCTGCACCCTGCTCAAAGGCAGCACGTTTGCACACGGTAACGCTGCCACCTGCTGTATGGGTATAGGTATCACCAAACCAGAATCGACCAGAGAGGTTGTTCCAGATCCAGTCAGTAATTTCCTTTTCAGGGCATTTTATGTCAAAATCCACACTTGTAAAATGCACTGGCTGGTGCTCAAGTCTGCGTAAACCCCATACCGCCAGTGGATTTGCTTCTGAATTAATCATGTTTTTTCATGATGATCCGGCCACCTTGGACATCAAATTCTTCTTCCATGTCATTATGGATGGTCTGGATTTTGATCTCGCCCAGATCTGGTTGCACGATTTCAATCTTGGTGGACAGCACCTCATTGGCAGTGGTACGGAACGTGTCCAGGATTTCCCAACTGCCGGTGATCTGTGCAATTTCCACAGCACGGGCCAGATCTTCCAGGGCCATTTCCACAGCCAAAATACGTTCACGTGCCTGAATTAAATCTTCAGGAGCATTGATGTAGGTGGCCTCGGGCACCGGCAGATCCTTTTCTTTGACTTCAGTGGTTTCACTCATCTTGCTCTCCTGAGAGTTCAATTACGGTTTCCAACAGACTGATCAGGGTCAGTACAGATTTGCGATTCATCTCGATCTGAGTCACTGCACCATTCCCGTTTTTAAAATTCAGGATGGCACCATCATCAAAACTAGTACTGGGTCCTACGCTGTAATTAACTTCGGTTGATTGTCCCATGTTTATTTCCTTTTCCTGTTGCTGATGTAATGAATATATGTCTGTGGATACCTGCTGCCAATCCGTGGCACGGGGCCACGGAATCAGGCCACGAAAGTTGAACATTATTTACGAGCCTCATCTTCGTAGTGGGCCCAGATACCCCAGGGCGGTTCGCAATCGGGATTGCCTTTGATGATCCAAACTGTATCACAGTAATTTTCATCGCCCCAGCCACGTCCAGGAATACCGTCTGTAAACATGATGAACTTCTTGGGTTCAATACCATGTTCCTTCATGTAGTCCCAGTTGGCTTCAAACAATGTACCGCCACCACCGGCTGGCTCGTATTGCATGATGTCGGCCATGGTGTCGCTGTTAAACGATTGGTCATTGTAGATCTCGGTGTCAAAACACCATACGCGAATATTATATTCGTCGTATGAGTCCATGATGCCCTTGATCTCGCTTAAAAAGATCTGGCTGTCTTTAGCACTGATACTACCTGACTGGTCAATGCTGATGGCCACATCAATGGTCTCGCCGGGCTTCATACCAGGCAAGATGGCATCCATGTGCCAACCGCGACGGCTGGGGCGGGCCCAGGTAAAGTCCGACTTGATGGTGCTCTGGATTTGTTGTTCCAGTAATTCCTTCCAGCTGATCTTGGGCTCAGTCAAGTCTTTGACCAGACGACGCACACCTGATGGTAAGTTGCCAGCACCACATGTCTGTGCAGACTGCAACATGGCTTCTTTGACTTCGTCACGGATGGCTTTGCGTTCAGCTTCGCTCAAACGTGGGCGACCTTTGCCCAGGCCTTCTTGGTCACCGTCGCCTTCACCGTCATCAGGATCACCTTCACCATCCAAATGCTCGTCCAGAACGTTCTTGAGCAATTCGCTGAGATTGATCTTGTTGCAGTTCTTCATGAGATCGTCGTAGACTTCTTCAGCACTCATGCCCTTGTATTTGGCATCGTACAGCATACCACATACAGTGATACGGTCACCAATCTTTTGATCAATCAGGTCGCTGTTGACACAGAAGTCATCTGCAATGTTCCATACTTTGGGATCGCGGTGGCCCCGACGGCCCATGTGATCGTATACAGCATGTAGTACTTCATGACCGAACAGGAATTCCACCTGCTTGAGCGGCATCTTGTTGACGAATTCTGAGTTGTAATAAAATTTACGTCCGTCTGTTGCGGCTGTGCCACACCAGTCATCAGCATTGACCAGAGTCAAGCGAGTGGCCATGTTGCCAAAGAACGGAGCCTTGAGCAATAGTCCAATACGGGCGGTAATTAATTTTTCACGTGCCGCAGCATCTGTCTTGGGATTGGTGACAGTTACGGGCTTCTTTTCTGCTACATCTGACATAATAAGTCCTTTTTCAGTATACTGCTATTGTACATTTAATTGAATTCAGCGTCAAGTTAGAAATTCAGCACCAGGTGGCCATCAGCAATATCCAACAGCAATTGCTTGCGATGGATTTCCAGGCTGCGAGTCCAATAGTTGGTGCCCCTGAATTGGGCATCCTGGTTCTTGACACCGTACCGAAGGATGACATGGGTTCGCATACTGGTGACCTCCCAGTTGGAATGACTCAGGTGTCTGAATTTATAAGTCCCATTCAGTGTATGTAGTCGAAACCATTCATCATAGTCCTGTATAATACCATTTTTCTGAACTGGCAGGCACGAGTAATCTGCAATTCGGTCGGCATTGGATTTTTTGGACTGGACCAGAGCCATGCGTGTCAATTTTTGGCCGATGCTGGACAGATCCCGGCCATCCAGACCTATGAGCATGGCATAACTGACCAGGCCACGTACCTGTTCCTGTTTCTCCACTGGGAATCTTTTAAAAACTAATTCTTGTAATTCTTGATCTTCTGTCATTTCATCACACTTATTAAAAAATGGGGACTTACGGCGAACCTGCCCCGAGCCGTGACTAGCGGATACTACGAATGATCCTTGCTGGATGCAGCAATGATGTATTTACCAAACTTCTTGTGAAACTCATCAAAGCTCTTCATCTTACCGGGCAACAGGGGCAATGCGTAGGTAGTCATTGCTACACGGGCACCCATGACCACCAACTCTGTGGTAAAATTATCCATCATAAACCGCAGGAACATATCTGCTTGCGGATACCACTCAGACATGCCAGTCTTGCCCAGTTTACGGTACTGGTCCTGCAACTCGTAGCACATGGCCACTGTCAGCGAGTACATGGCTGAAATCTCCTTGACTTTCAGTTCAGTTACCTTGCCTGACAAAATGTCAGTGGGCTTGGGCATCTGACCTGCAACCTTGCGGTGGGCCATGAACTCATGCGCCACGCCATCACCCACTGTACCAGCAACCAGGTCCATCAACTCAGCATCGCTGGCATCTGCGTCGTACAAGAACTCTGACACAAAGGTCCATGAACGTGGAGTAGCAAAGCTACGTGAGCTGGACTTGGGATCAAAGTCAAACAATTTCTGTTTGGCAAAACCAATAAAGCCCACCACGTCTTTGTGGATCTGGTGGTTAACGGCCCACTGTTCCCACGATGCGTGGTCTGGACGGATCTCCATGTGGACAAAACGGTTGGCCAAGGGGCTGGGCATACGGTATGTCACGCCCTTGTCGCTTTCACGGTTACCAGCAGCAACGATGACCACGTTGTCAGGCAACACATATTTACCAATACGGCGGTTCAGAATCAACTGATAACCAGCAGCCTGTACAGCAGGTGCAGCTGAGTTCATTTCATCCAGGAACAACACGATGATGGGATACTTGTCAGCCATTTCCTGGTCAGGCAAGTCGATGGGAGGAGCCCAATCCATTTTTTCGTTGTTCTTGTTGAAGAACGGAATGCCACGGATGTCAGTGGGTTCCATCTGACCCAGACGCAGGTCAATCATGTGACCACCCAGTTCTTCAGTCAGGTTTGCAACCAAATCTGACTTACCAATACCTGGAGGACCCCACAAGAATACAGGGCGTTTATTTTTAAAGCAACGCAACACACGGCCACGGGCTTCGCTTGGGGTAACACTACGGGCTTCAGTCACAGCCATTTTTACTACTCCTTGGATTTAAATTAAATTGTGTACTAGGGAAAACAAATTATACATTTAATACAATTTCGTGTCTAGTTGCTGGGTAACATTTTTACAACACAATAGATGACCGCGGCCACCAGGCCAGCCTCGGCCACAGCCATGGCCAGGATGGTCAGTAGGTCACGTAACATGGTGGCAGGATGGGTTTTCATATTATGAACTCCAGTAAGATTCCGATGCTGGGTTACAGCACCAAGGGGTGTCACGATCAATCTGCACATTGGCGCCTGTCATTAAATTCTTAACAGTGACCATGGTGGGGTGGTACTCAAAGCGGTAGCCCTGGGTAGCAGGGTACAAATCATACAGCTCGTTACTTTCACGACGCATGTCAGCTTCAGTGCGATCCTTCCACACTGTGGTACTGACAGCACGCTCACCTGATTTAGTGCGGCCATCACGCTTGTAAATGTACATGGTGTAATCTTGCTTCATCTTGAACTCCTGTTTGTTTACCATATCAACAGTATACAATTAAAGTGATTTATCAGTCAAACCGCTCGTATACGTCGTCAACAGCAAATTCTGGATAGTCCCGACGAACCGCCGTCCAGGCCTGGTCAAGGCTCTCAGCCCGCACCTCAAAATAGCCTTCAACGTTGGGCTCGTCGAAGAAGTACATGGTGTATTCCACTGAGTAAACTTTCATACATGTAGATGTCATATATACTCCTTAGGCTGTAAAATCGTAAGCGTATTCGCCGTGCATTGCAACACTGACCTGGACCCGGCCGTTGTAGTCCTTAAACAGCATGGAAAACACACGGCGAGCATCTGGCTCTGTGGCTTGTACAAACAGGGTGCCGTTGCAAAAATAGGCCTGGCGGTCTTGCTTGATAACTTTTGCAACCTTGTCCAACACCGTCTTTTCGAAACCCATGTACTGCTCCTTGTTGTTCACTATAACTACAGTATACAATTAAATGATTTACCTGTCTAGAAATGATCCATGAAAAAGCCCTGATTTCAGGGCTAAAAAGTGTTGTTTTTACACAACATTATCCAGCTTGAAAGTTCCATAAATTGCAGCCCATATTACGGAATTTCTGGATAAAGGACTCCTCGTCCACGCTGACCATGCATACGGATTCGTCATTTATCAGCTGAGTGGGGCTGGCACGAGCCCACAGCATCAGTCGGTTGCCTGGGACGCTGAGCCAACTGATAATACGTGTGGCATTGTTCTCACCAGTCTTGCCATTGGTGCCACTGAACCCGCCTCGGTGCTGAGTACAACGGCCCTTGAGTGTTTTGCCAGCCTTGCCCACGTATGCGATGTCCACTACGCCAGCATCATTGTATTTTACCCACAAGTACACCAGACCTGTGACTTTGGCATGGGTGCCTTTGCGTACCCAGACAGCATTCAGATCGAATTTCGGAAGGCCGCCTCCATCAGGTAGTTCTAGATACCCAGCGGGCATGAAATAATATTGATTGATGGCTGCTTCGATATTTTTTGACAGACTCATTTTGACTCCAGTTAAGATAGCATCAGTATACGATTAATGTGATTTATCAGTCAAGGTGAAGCCCTGTAGACGGAAGCGACTCGGTACAGGGCTTCGGGTTTGCAGACTTTCGGGAGCGATTCTACTCATCTGCTGTACAACTTGTGCTGCTGCATTTTTTAAAGGAGGTATTGGCGTAGTATCTTGACAGCACCTTTCACTACACTACCAGTATATAGCTTTTAGCTTACCTGGTCAAGATATTTTTCAACCATATTTCAATTGGAACCAGATGCCAGTGGTTTCGTCTGGAAAGGTAAATTCTGAATATCGTGGAGTAATCGGGGCACCGAATCCATTACTGTACTCAGTGTGATGATATTCGAAAGTAAAATCTCGATCACGCATGATGCCCTGCTGCTCCAACTCCTGGACTATGGCCAGGGTATCCAGAGCTGATGCTCCTGCCAGTGTCACAATCATGACCATCTCAATAAAAATGCTGTGAATCCTGACTCATCGTCAAATCTCAGTCTTGTTTTATAGTCAATTGAAATACACGCACCGCCAAACGGTTTGAGTTCACGATCTATAATTTCGTTTTGTCTTGCATATTGCATGTACGGGCTACAACGCTCTCGAACGTTGACTTCATGACAGTTAAATATCATGTTACGCCACCAACTTGGCACCAATATCTCAGAAGGTTCATCCCAAACCGGCGGCTCGACCCAAAAGTATTCTGATTCTTCCATCATGACCACCTCAAGGCAAATGCCGCGGCATCATGTTGATGTTTAAAATGAAACTGGCCCGGTCCTGAGTATACCCATTCATTGTTTCGCCCCCAGGCATCCATGCACCATTGGTAACAAGCACCCCAGCTGCGATTAAGTACGAAAAACCTGGAACCATGATCATTGGGGATGGTGACGACTATCCAGGCTGATTTCATAACCACCTCAGCGAAAACATTATGGCATCACGCTCGTGTTCAAAGGAATAGCCGTTCATTCTATCTTCTTCGTCACACAGGGTATGCCAGTCTTTGATATTGTTTTCCATAAACCAATTTCGGATATTTCGCCCATATGCAATCCTACCTAAGGCATAATCCACCGGATAGTCATACCTTACATCATGCCATTTAGTCATCATGATCACTTCATTGCATAAAAAATATGTTGGCCCACTTTATGTACCTGGCGATCAGCCGCAGCCCAGAAGGGTTTTACATAGTCGGCATGGTAGTGCATACTGTGTTCCAGATGTTTTATCCGCTCACCGTGGATAAATTTATCTGCTGCCAGTATGCTGGCCCGCCATAATGGGCCATGCGGTTCTTTCACAGGTTTAGCTGTCCAACTGAACTGAGCACGAGCATACACCACTTTACACATGTCATTGCCCCAGCGTCCGTCTCGCAATCGATTCAAGGTGACCTGTGCCACAGCAATCTTGCCTGCATGATCTTCCACACCAGCTTCATAGAATATATTTTTGGCCAGGCACTCACGTTCACGAGCAGAGATTTTCAATACTTCATGACTACGGTACGATACTGCTGTACCCAATCTCTGGACTTCCTGTTGTAACTCTAACACCTGACCTTTTAAATCAGCCATTTCAATCTCATAGACTTCCACCTGATGTGATACACGATTCAACTGTGATATCACTGTGACGAATCCCGCCACCATCACACAGGTGGTAATGATACTTGCCACTGGTAATTTTGACACAGTACACCATCGGACTAGTTAAGTAACTGACAGTATACATTTTATGAATTTTGGTGTCTATCTGCCGTGTGATTCCATGTTGTTTAAATACAACGGTAGATCACCAGCATGTAATTGCAGCATGACGTAATCAGATTCGCCATATACAACCAATCGGGTCACGGTCTGGATATAGTAGGGTGCCTGAAACAGACGTTCCAGTTGTAGCAGTTGGCGTGGATATATTCGATGGTCGCCCAGGTCCACGCTGAAGTGTGGCAGTCCAGCAGTCTTGCTGAACCAATGATGGCCCAATTTGGTCAGTCGTAGACTGTGGGGATTTGTGGGATTGTACCATACGACATATAAGGGACTGGCCGTAGAGGGATCCAACGACAGATCGGTCAGGACCTGTTGTTGAAACTGTTGTTGACTAAGGATATATTTTGTCACCATGACGCAATAGAACCACTGAGAATTTGTCAGTCTTGAACATCACGTTGAGTTTCTTGGCCAGGTTGATGGCATGGCCGCTGTTGCTGAATGATACCTTTTTGTATTTGGGTCCGGGATAACTGACCAGCATGTTCTGTGTCTTGAGATTGATGGGTTGATCGTCGAAATACACAGCCCAGATTCCTTCACTGGCCAGCACTTGCTCGCTCTTGTAGTTGGATTTGTTTACATATTCCAGCAGTATGGTGGGTTTGGGTCTTGACATGTCTATTCCTCGATACTTTTATTTATGCTGGAAAACAGCGTATATTACTTAAATCCACCGCCATCCATGCCCACTTGTATCACTGGCTCAGGACCATCACTTCTACGTGCCAAATCAGCGATTTGTGTTAATAAACCGTAGATTTCAGCATGTAAACTACGTGCTTCAGCCGCACTCAACACCAACTCTTTACGTTGGGTTTGATTCATTAATTTAACCTTATCGTTGAAGTTTTTAATGTGAATACTGGGTTCACTCATCGTTCAGGCCTGTCATGGCAATGTGGAATGGTCCCTGTGTGGGGTAACGATTGACTGTGATCATTTTGGGACAAAAGTGACTTTCCCAATCATCTTTCAATTTGATCAGATAATGTCCGGCACAGTAGTAGCTGCGGCTCTTGGTGGTTTTGGTGTACACCGGCAACTTACGTGGTACATTGTACAGGACATTGTGTGGACGACCGCCCACTGGATATCCGTAGACTTCCCAATTGCCAGCGGCAGTTTTATTGGCCGGTGCATGTTTGACCATCTGGATGTTGTACTTCTCAGCCAGCTGTTTGATGGTGGGAAATAGTTCACGAGCCTCGTCATTGACATAGACGAAACCGCCGTCCTCAATGGCCTGGATGGTGGCAATCTGCTCACCATCTTCTTCCACGATCCAAAATTTATTCTTAACTACTGGTTTTGCGATGATTTCACTCATTAGATAAACTCCTGGAGTTGGGTGTGATGAATCAATACTAGGTCTTCGCTACGACGATCTACAGTTGCTGGCTCTAGTGTACCGGGATAGAAAGGCAGATAGCCAATGTCTTTGATGACGTCGAACAATTTCTGACTTTCTACATCAGTGTAGGCAAAGAACCATTCAGTAAATATTACGGGTTTAATTCGGTCTAGGAAGTCCTGGCTGGATTCCAGAATAGAACAGTCATGTCCTTCTGTGTCGGTCTTGATGAAGCCTATATTCGATATTTCCTCTTCACTCAGGTATTTAGCACACAGATGCTCCAGTGTCAGGCCAGGAACAGTGATTCGATTGCCAGTCATGCCTCGCATACGTTGCTGCAGGCCCTGTGTCCAGGCAGGGTCAATTATGCCGCCATTACACATGGCATTATTGTGATCCAGAATTTCCACGGCTGCACAATCCTCAGTGGTTACAGCTTCACCAGCTGTGACAAAGTGGCCCAGATGAGCATTCATGTTGCAGGCAAAGTCCAGATATTGTTTAATCATGGGATTGGGTTCCACACTGAGTACAGTACCACGTGCCAGGTATTGCATGGGGATGGCAGTGTCACCTGAGTGCCCGCCAACATCAATGCAGGTCATACCAGGAGTAATAAATCGATCCCAACCATAATGATTCAGATATAGATCAAAGATACTCAACAGACTGCGTGAACCTTCGCCAGCATGGTCCATTTCGAACCAGTATGCGGCATCTGCCCCGGCACCAATGCGGTGCCCGCAGCGGATTTTGGGTAGTTCAAAAGTTGTTTCCATTAGTTAAGCATCATTTCCATAGTTACATACTGCCCAATTCGTTCAGCGACCGGTTCGCCATCGGGAATCAGATATGTTTTGGTGACATTTTCATGAGTCTTCTTGTCGTAGACTCGGACTTCCAGCACCAGGCCACCACGGCAACTCAGCACATTGAAACGAATACTGTGATCCATGTTGACACCGTCACTGGCGTCTTTGATCACAGGGCCTTCGTCTCTTGTGCGAGCTATCTGCCAATTTTTGTGTACCACTTGTGAATCCCGTATGCCGTTGCCATCATGGATTTCATCCAGACAGTCCTGCTCGGCTTTGAGTTCGGGATATTTTGCTTCGGCACGATGCCAGCACCAACGTGCTTTACGATAAAACCATTGATCAAACCATTTCATTTTTATTCCCTTGTTATTTGTTTTTAATACTACCAATCCGAACTGGGACCACTGTCGCTGGATGAACTATCACTCCAGCTGCTGGAACTGTCGCTGGAACCGAAACTACTGGAACTTGATTTTCGACTATCGCTGTCATCTAGGCCAAAGTCTGCGGTGGGCTTTGAGTGTGCAGGTGCCGGCGTACTGCCGAAACTACTGGCCAGACCCGCCAAGGCCATTATTGTAAGCAAATCTGGACCGGAATTGACAGGTTGTGCTGAGGTAGTGCCACCACCTGGTGTTGAGTATGGTGTTATATTAGCCGTACTCTGTGCTGCCGCATTGCCCAGATTGGCATATACAGGAGTTACATTTTGCATACTGTTAACACGCAGTCGTTCAGCACGATCCTGTAACTGTACTGCTTCTTGCTGTTTCTTAAGGTTCTGTTGTTCACGATCCTGGTTTTGTTTTGCGAACCATTCGGCATATTCCTGTTGTAGTTTTATTTTCTGCTCTCTACTGCGAACAAAATGCCTTCGCAGTAGAACGGCGCCAACAACTGCGGCAACGAGAACAAATACAACGACTGCTAACGCAATAATATCTTCCATTATTCTTCAACTCCGAAATGTTCTTTGAATCTATCTCTATAAAGTTCTTTAGCATGTTCTAAAAAAGTTCTATACAAATCATTATCATAATCGTCTTTACTCATAAATCTCAAAGGATCAATGGCTCTTGTCAGATGGACGTCGGATGAATAAGTGAAATAATTATATTCTAATTTACTTTCCCTGTTATAAATTTCGTCAACTATAGATTTTCTAATAGGATTATTTTTAGCATATTCTGATTTAATTTTTTTATCTTCTTCTTCGAGTTGCTGGTTATAGATTTCAAATTCTGCTAAAGTCATTTTTGAAATCATCTCCTCAGATTTGATTATGATATCGGGAGCCTTTAGTTCTTTTAATCGGTTTAATCTCAACCTTCTTTCTTCTTGAAACTTTTTATTTCTACTAATAGTATCTTCGATAATTTCACTCATTCTTTAACTCCGAAATGTAGTATACCACCCGGTCCATTATCGAAATGTTGTTCAATACGCTGGGCATAATGATCGCCTTCCTTGGTACCATCCATTACAGCATTGACACATTCAAACACCATCAACTCAAACAACTTTTCAAATTCACTGTCCCATCTCGAAATAAAATTGTCGGGCATAAATCCGGCTTGTTCGGCAAGTTGTTTAAGTTTCTCGTTCATATTACTTGCCAATCATCAAGCCAGTCATATTGCTGGGAACAATAATGGTCTGTACCTTGCCGTTCTTAACACCTTCAGAGATGTTCAACGCAGCCTGAGCATTCATGTAAGCAATGCTGGCCGAGCTTTGATTGGTAAGTGCTGCCATACGACGAGATTCTGCTTCGGCAGTTTTAACTTCAACTTCCTTTTGCAGTAATTCGTTCTTTGATCGAACCAGTTCGTTAGCACTAGCAACCACACTATCAGCAGGAGTTAGCGCACGAATAAGAACTTGGCTTACTGTAATTGAACCAGCAAGATTTTCATCTGCCAAGGTCTTGGCAATGATGTCTTTCATATCCTGTTCCATTTGGGCACGACTGTCGTTCATAGTCAATGCGTCATATTTACGAGCAGCTTTGTAGGCAGCGTTGCGTGATGCATTGAAGATGTAGTTGAACATCAAGTAAGTGTCGCCACCATGCTTAACGTGAAAGCTACGGTTCTTGCTAACATACAATTCGCTAACTTGTGTGGGGTTGATATTATAGATGACAGTGACATCCATGTCTTTCATAGTGCTGTTGTCTCGGGCCAAGGGAGTCATGTCATCAATTTTAACTGACACATCACGAACTGGGAAGGTCAGTACATCACCAATGAGAGTTTGATTAAATGATCCGGGCAGCAACTCACCTGGTTTTACCTGTTTATCAAAGCCAACTCGTACACCCACTTCACCGGTTTCGATACGGGTACAACCCGCTGTGGTTGCGATCAGGGCTGCTACAACTGCGAGTTTGAAAGTGCGATTCATAAGATTCCTTAGAATAAAATAACGAAAGTTGTTAATACTACAACAGATAGTACAGCACATATTGTACTGATGGTTAAAAGTTTTGTCAACGCCCATGCTTGCTTCTTAGTAGCAAGTCTGAGCCCCATGATACCATAATAAAAAAAACAAAATAATACTGCAAATGCTATTAGTGCTCTAAACATTATTATCCTTGGTGAGTTCCACTACTACTTGTAATCTTTCTTCTGCATGGCGAACCAACATCAATGCTTCTGCCACGGCTGGATGTTGCTTGGCCAGACTCTGCATACGAGCCTCTTCGTACATCTTGATCTGAGCCCAGACCATGATCTGTTTGGCATTTTGACTTAGATCAATAGCCACCGATTGCTGATCCGAAACAGATCCCATAGGTATTGTTTCCAGCCAGATGCTATTGGGATAGACACTGGTGATCATATTACCAACCCGATAATGGCCAAGTATGTCATCATGTGTAATAGTTGGTCCAGGCCCAGCAACCACCAGAAGTATTCGGATGTAGTTGCAGTCCAGCCCATGCGGGCATTAAGATTCATTTTGGCCCAGTCAATGTGATAGTGGAACAAGGCATCCAACAGGGCCAGGAACAAGATATCTTCCCAGGCAAATGCCAGCAAACAGGCAGCGGTGCCCACACCATGTAGTCCAGCGTGTAAGATACCACCTGGATGGCCATATTTTCCTTTATTACTCCACTGGTATTGTGTCTGGCAAATAAAGTCGATTACGAAATGCTTGACCGAGAACAGCAAAAATAGTGTCAGCATTGTGATATGAATACTCATTGCGATTTTTCCCTTTGTTGTTTAAATTGATCCCTGCATGCCTGTTTGACTTTGGCCGGATAGTCGGGATGAAATTCAGCCATGCTGCAATCGTACGATCGAAAATTGGCAGGTGGTGCGTTTATCAGCAGACCCACCAACAGTACAACCATGATGATGATCAGCACCAGTGTAATGACATTGCTGAACCAATGATATAATCTCATTCTGGGTATCCTGCACTCAACCATTGAGCATACTCGGCAGCCTGATCGCCAATCTTGACCAGATCATATTTGCCGCAGAATTTCATGAAGTGCAGACCTATTTGCGCTTGTTGTTTGGCTTGCTGACCGTCGCGGACCGTAGCAATGATGATAGCTTTGACATCCTCTGGCTGGGCCGAGAGGTCGACAAGCGTCCGGTTGCGTTCGTAGAGGTCGAGTACCCGGTGCTCTTCACCGTTGTGATCAACCCACCTTTGGAGCATGAGGTTGTTCCACGCAAAGCCTTTTGCGGTCTGGTCTTCATAGGCCTCTTGGAGTCCGACTTTGTTTTTGCTGCTTTTCGACCTGACACCAGGAAAGGCTGAGAATATGTTATCCGTCGGATCGCCGCGGATAATTTTTTCAAACAGGATAAAGGCAGGGTCAGGGATTTTTTTGGGCTCTTTAGTTTTTTTATCTTTGACTGGGGCACCCTTTTTGTCAAAAATGCCATTCGTCGTGTGTAGCTCATCAGATATTCCATTATATTGTTGTACATTGTCTGCCAACAACTGATAGAAATCAGTATCGCTGCTGACAATGGTGTGCTGATCTTCAGGATGATTTTGGATCCATCCTGCCACTAAGTCGTCAGCCTCCAGGCGACTGTGCTGTAGTACTGTACAATTGGTCTTCTCACGAATAAATGTCTGCAGGGCATCAAACGTCTCCCAGAACAGGCGATCTTCTTCCTGCTCTGTTTCAGTTTGTGCAGCCCTACTCACGGCTCTGTTGGCTTTGTAAGGAGTATAGAAGTCCTTACGCCAGCTGCGCCCTTCCAGACACCAGACCACATGGTCGGCTTTCTGGTCACGAAATGCTTTGTTGACGCTACTCAGTGTAACGTGTATGGCAAAGCCCAATTTGTCCCAGGTGTCGCTTTGACGATGGGCACTGTGGCGGGCTCTGAAGAATGTATTAGCTGTGTCTACGATTAAATATTTCATGATGTAATAGTAGCATTTATTGATTATTGTGTCAACGCCAATCGCACCACGTGCGGATAAATGAATTCTGCCCAGGCATCATGGGCATCTGGCCCGAAATGATATGATCCTGGATAAACGGTTTGAAACCCCTGGGCCAGGCACCAATTGTAGAATGTAAAATCGGGATTATAGGGTTCCAGATATGCGCCTTGCCAATCGTTGTGGGCAGTAACACTCAGGGGAAGAAATGTATTGAAAAACAGATGTTTGATGTTGAGTCGTTGTAAATCACAGTGCAATGCGTGTATGGTCTTGTGTGCTTCACGCATACACTTGGCATAATCGATGTTGATGACCCAGTCTTTGTAAACGTTTTTCAGCTCTGCAGGCCAGTCATCACCCACGCCACCAGCACTTATTTGCCAGGTCTCGTCACCCCAGAACCATTCTTTTCGTTCCCAGGTACTCCAGCCAATGACAATGTAATCAGGATATTTGGCTCCTGCATAGTTGTTGCTGGACAGGTAATTTATAGTGGTACGGATAATACGACCATTGCTGCTGGCACTTTCTGCATCACATGCCAATTCAGCGTCCATCTTCTGTGCCAATCGATTGCCCCAGCTGACGGCCAGATTGTCAGGATGCGGCTCACGACCGCGATCCCAATATTGACTGTCGTCTCGGGCAAAACCATGTGGGTTAACTGCCTCGGCGGCCGCAGTATGACTGTCACCGTTGACGTACAATATGGTCACGATACCTCAGAGCGTCCGTCACCTAGATCACGTCGGTCAATATTACGTGGTCGTAAGTCAATGGGCTGATTGGCTTCCCATTGTTCAAAGTTTTCCTGCACTACATTGCGGCATACTGCCTGGAACCAACGATCCACGATGGCATCTTCAGTTTCGCCAGCCTTGGACTGGTAACCTTCCTTGACCAGATTGACAATGAATTTGTCGTTCCAATCCAATTCAAAGGCGCCATTGCCAATATTTTCAGGATCCAGCTCTATGCTGATGATGCCCACATACGGTTCGCCTGCCTCAGTGGCAAGATCCTTGGCCGACTTCTCGACTTTTCGAGTACGTACTGTCTTCTTGGGTGCTGCTGGTTCTTTCTTTATCGGGGCCTTCTTGGCCACTGTCTTTTTAATGGTTTCGGCTGTTTTCTTAGTTGCCATCTGTATTCTCCTTGACTTCTATCCAGGTGTGGTCTCCCAACCACTTTACTGCTACAATATACTCGTACCATACAGGAGCACCAGCTGACCAACCTGCCGGTCCCATGCCGCACAGTATGAGTTCGTTCCTGCGTGTATCTTGCACCAACCAGTATGTCTGCCCATGTGCTATCTGGAAACTATACTTAGCCTGATGAACCATGTCGGTCAAATCTAATCTGCGCTTGATATCTGCTGCTTGGCGCTGCAATACAGCAACAAGTTCCATGATCCTGTCGTATTCTTGTTGGGCATGTATACGGGCCACGTTCAGCATGATGTCTTTTTGTCGGGTGACAGGCACTAGATCAAATGCAGGACCGCCAGCTTCAGTAGGATAAGGCGTGATGTTACGATTAAAGAACGGTACAACCACATTGCCAAAACTGCTGTCGTAACTGTCGCGACCCTTGACTATGTTACTCATTCAATCAGACACTTTAAAAAATATTGTGTAGAGGTCATCCACAGCACTGGTGTATTTAATACCATGCGTGACCGACCACTATAACCCCAGGTCAGCCAGATCAATCGGCCGGTGCGATAACATCTTTGTGGCCGCCAGGCAAATTGCCTTTGCCAAAGCCTACCTGTTGATTCGATAGTATACATAAGATTGTCCACAGGCATCAAGCCAAGCTCGCATACAGATGTTGTTGTAGATTCAACCGCAGACCATTCTCCACACAGTACTGACCTGTGTATTCATGGTTACGTTGATTGGCTTCTAGATTAAGTAACCCTGGTTCCCAGAAGCTGATGACCTCATCTACAGTACTGCGCTCAGCCATAGTGATGGTGCCTTTCTCAGAACGCAACAGTTTGATCCGTTGTGGTAAACTGTTGTACACATTCATTGGACTACAGTAGATCTGCTTGCCTGTGCGGTCTCGCCACTCCAGTGCCCAGTCAGGAATACTACTATACGGACTAGCGGGATCAGCACTTACCACAAACTTCAAACAGTCTGCACGATCTAAAATAGTTTTGCTGGGGGCAAAGTACTTGATGGCACGGCCATTCTTCTCCACACATTTGGGACTGCAAACCAGGGTAACGCCTGGGGGTACAACAGTATCAGGAATTCCGTTGCTTTCGACCTGCACTTCTTTAAAGTTGTGCAACTGTTGTGCCATAAACCAGCTAATATTGTCCTGGATTAACGGTTCACCACCTGTCATAACCAATACAATGTTGGGAAACTTTTTGCCCGGCAAGTTGGGTACGTGTGCCCACGCAGGAACATCCTTACCTTTGTTGGTCCAGAATGCTTGGATAGTTTGTTCCATTTTAGTTTCAATTTGATCGTAAGTCATCCAGTCACCGTCATCAAAGAATGTATCGCAGAAGCTGCAATCTAAGTTGCACTTGGCCAGCCGAATGAACAGAGCAGGCATACCAGCATATGGTCCTTCGCCTTGTAGAGTAAAGAACATACTTGTGACAAACAAGCTATCAGCAGGAGCATCCTTGAAATACTTCTTGCCTACGATTTCATTAGTACCAAACATTTAGAGTCCTTGAATTAATGTGTTATTGTAACAGGTCTGCCAGCAAAGGTCAACAGGCCCTGATGCCAATGATCATTCGTATCCAGAATAATGTCGGCACCTGATGATGTGATGTTGTCAATAAAGTTCTGACGTATCTGACGCAGACAATCCTTGCCCAGTTTGATCAGACTGTATTCCATCCAGAAGGCATTACTGACCCAGATATAACTCTGATCATAGTTGGCACATATATTGACCAACCTCTGTTGTCCTTCGGAATCGTATAAGTTGATCTTTTCAAATCGGTGTTCACGATGGCAGTATTCATTCCATTTTACTCTGAATTCTTCAGGTGACAGATTGAGTTCACGCAGGATATGATCATATGTATCAGACCACGCACCTGACGGCAGACATGGATGGTGTCCGGGATTTTGATCTTCAAATTGTCGGCATACGATTTCATAATTGGCCAGAGTACCGGACCAGGAGTCTATCAGATACTTCTGAAACTTCAGGGCAATGTCACTGAAGTCAAAAACAGTCACAGCAGTATTGTCATCGAATCCATTCTGTACCATGTTGCAGAACAGTTTCAATCCACTGGCGACACCTGCATAGTGATCAATATGTGTACCAGCTGGTATAGTAGTCAATGGCTCAGTGTTCAACACATAGTATTGTCGCTGCACTTGATCTGCCAGATGAGCTATCAGTCCAACATAATGTATCTGAGCTGGGTGTTGTCCGTTATACGCTCCGCCAGCCAAGAACTGACCAAATGCTACTGAATCCTGATCAGGATATAGATGATGTTTGCAATCACGTATCCATTGGGGGATATTCATAATTTTATATCCGTGGTCCAGGCAGGCACGAATGACTTCAGCACCCTGTTGCAGGAATGCGCCTGTATATTGCCGTGTGCCAGTCAGGGGCTTCAACCAAATTGGTGTATAGTTGTCATGGAATGTCAATGCACTGGCCTCAAACTCAGTGCTGACAAAATCATAGGGTCGATGTTGATGTGCCCAGACTGGTGAGCCCATGGATCTCCAGGTCTGAAAATTTACAGCAAATATCTGTGGATGCAGATGCGGGTATTGATCTGGAAAGTTCATGATGTGACATACCAATGGTGACCGATGCAGTATACCCACATTGACGAGATCGTAATACAGATTACGGTCCTGTGTGGTATGGCCAGCAGCAACAACCACTACCCAATCTGTATCTGCTGGCACTTCCAGTGCAAATGTGCGATCCAGATCTGTAGAGTCAATCACCATGAAGTTATGCTGGTATGGTAACTGTTGGTAAAAGTTGGCCAGGTCCAGTACGCTTTGTTGATAGGCTGCGTCTAGATGTGATATGTTGTTGTACTTGATTATGACTTTTTTCATTCTGATATAAACACCTGAGTTATGTAGTCGAAAGTTCTGTCCATTTTACTGTAATCTTCTGCACCTGTGGCTATGATCACACGACCAAAGCACAGTCTGGGATCAGTGTTGGTTTCGATGCCCCAGCGTGTGCGAAAGAATTCCTGATGTTCGCT